CGGCGGCCACCCCCAGGTTGATCGGCTCGTGCGCCCGCTTGCTGACCGACTGACGCTCACGGGTGGTGGTGGCGTTGCGCACCTGCGCGCTCGTCACCTCGTCCAGCACGGTCGCCGCGGCGGCCGCGAGCTCGGCGGTCTTCTCCGACCCGTCCACGGACTTCGCCATGCCGCTGTGGACGAGCGACTGCGCCTCGTCCTCGGGCAGCTCCATCACGCTGCCGGCGGGCGGCCACGCCGCGCCGTCGCGGGCGCCGGTGATGTCGCCGGTGAGCAGTACCTTCACGTTCGTCATCTGCCTGTTCCTGTTCTTCTCGCGGTGGGTGGTGCGGGGTGCCCGACTAGTCCGTGGAGACGAGCCCGGCGTCCCTGGCGATCTGCAGCAGCGCGTTGAAGCGGGCCCGCAGCAGGTCGTACTCGGCCTTCGTCGGCGGGTCGGCTGCAGCAGCCGGCACGTCAGCGATCGCGGGGCCGTTGGCCCACGCGCTCTTGTCCTCGTCCCAGGTCAGCGCCATGGGTCAGTCCTTCCGGTGGCGTTCGATGTACGCCGCTGCGGCGCGCATCCGGTCGGGATCGTCACCGAAGTGCCCGATGCCCTGGTTGCAGTTGCAGCACAGCAGCTCGCGGTGCACGCCCGTCGTGTGGTCGTGATCCACGTGCAGCCGAGATGCTGGGCCCTTCCCCTCGGGGTCGGGCAGGGCGCCGCAGACGGCGCAGCGGCCGTTTTGAGCGGCCAGCATCTCGTCGTGCTGCTCCGTCGTGAGCCCGTATCGCTGCAGCGCCCGCCTACGGTTGATAGCCACCCGATTGGGGTTGTTGGCGATCCGTCGCGCGGCGTTCTTGCGCTCGCGCACGTCAGGGCGCTGCCGGTACTGCACCTGCTTGTTGCGAGCATCGGTCCTCCCCTCCCTGCACTTCGCGCTGCACGTCCTCTGGTTCGCCCTGTAGGGCTGGTACTCGCTCCCGCACACCTCACAGGTGCGGGGAGCGAGCCCCACCTGCGCCTGCCGTCCTCCGATGCCCACCATGTCAACGACACTACGGCACCGGCGCGGCAGGCGCAGGTGACCATGCCTCAGGTCGCGTTGCCCTGGATGTGCTTGACAGCTCCGCTCGTGTCGATGAGCGCGCCGTCCCCGCGGAGCAGCGCCCGGAAGGTCACCAGGTCCGTGTTGAAGGCGTACTCGTCGGAGCGCTCGAAGCGGATCCCGCCGGCGAGCCGGACGAAGTACCGGGAGAAGTCCCCGAACAGCACCGACTTGGCGCCCACGCCCGTGGCGGGCATGAACGGGTCGGTCAGCACCGGCTTGCCGAGGATCATGTCCGGCGCGCCGGCGACGAGCCCCTGCTGCCAGATGTACTGGCCGGTGGTGTCCTTCACCTTGCGGAGCGCGCCCACCGAGGTGTCCTTCATGAGCCACGCGGCGTTCGGAGCGTTCCGGTACGGCGCGATGAGGCTGTAGAACAGGTCGATCAGGTCGTCACCCGAGGGGACGCCGGCGACACCCGTGGCGGTGGTCTTGCCCAGGGGGGGGTCCAGCGTGATGCCCCGCGGCTGCGAGCTGCCGGTGCCGACGACGAGGTGCGCGCCGAAAGCGTTGCCCAGGGCACGGCCCGTCTCCTCGGCCAGGTACCCCATGAGGTCCACCGCCGAGTCGTCCACCAGCTCGCGGGACACCTGCACCATCACGCCGTACTTGTAGGCGCTCAGGGACGCCTGCGCGAACGCGGGGTCCGACACGCCGATGGCGGCGGCCTCGGCCACCAGCCCCGCCGTGCTGTGCGTGGTCGTCTTCGGGATCTGGATGGTCTCGCCGCCCGTGGTGTTCAGGACCCGCACGCCGGCCTGCAGGATCGAGCTCGTCTCGATCATGTGCTGGATCAGCTGGTCGTAGAACGTGGTCGGGATCGTGTTCCCGCCCGCCGGCGGCGTCAGCTTGGACAGGGTGCGGAAGTCCACCTTGCCCTTCGGCTTCACGTCGATGGCCCGCGGGGCACCCGGCGCGCCGGTCAGCATGCCGCGGAGCTGCACCTCGTAGTCGCTGAGGTCGCCTCGCGTCTCGGCGTCGCCCGAGCCCGAGCCGCGCTCGTCGGCGTCGGTGCGGCCGTCCACGCGCCCGCGCCCCTCCAGGTCGCGCATGGCGTCCTCGGTCTTCTTGGCGCGAGCCTCGCCGTCCAGCATCGCGCCGATCCGCTTGTCCAGCGCGTCGATCTCCGAGTTGAGGGACTGCCAGGTGCCCTCTTCCTCGCCGGTGAAGTTCCGGTTCTGCTCCGCAGCCACCTCGGCCAGCGAACGGGCCTGCTCCACCACTGCACTGCGCCGCTCGCGCAGCCTCTTCACGACGTCGCTCATGCGCGCGCCACCTCTCCTGAGAAACGGGATGATGTGTCGCAGAGCGGGTTGCGCCCGAGCCTGCAGTCCTGGCTGTGGACTTGCGGGGGGAGGAAGCCGGGCAGGTGTCGCCTGAGCCGGTGGATCCTCGGTGCGGAGGGACGCCCTTGTCCTCGCGCACCGTCGTGGCAATCGTAGAGCACGCCCCCCTTCTGCCGATGTCGGCACGGTTGTTGAGTTGGGGGCAGACGAATTGGACCGAACGACAGCGACCCCCGGCCCTTGCTCGGACCGGGGGTGCTGGCGCTCTGGGGACCTACGCGCGCGGGTCCTTCAGCTTCTTCTGCAGCTCCATGAGCGCAGACGGGCCGAAGGTCTTCTTCCGGTACTGCGGAGCGCCGGCACCGTCGGCGTCCGTGCGCAGGAAGAAGCGGGACAGGTCGCCCGCCTCGCTCATCGCCCGCACCTCGTCCTCGGGCGCGTGCATGCGCTCGGCCAGCGACCGGATGGCGGTGGTGGTGTCCTTGTACGCCGGCGTGTTCACCGGAGCCACGTCTACCAGCTGCACGGACAGCAGGGTGCGCTGCGGGAAGTTCTGCTCGCTCAGCCCCCACTCTTCGCCGTCGGCGCCGATGACCCGGAACGCGAACGAGCTCTTCGTCACGTCGCCGCGCTGCACGAGCTCGTACACGTCGGCCCGGCTGCGCGGGGTGTCCACGGTGTACGTCAGCCCCACGTCGTCGGTGTCCAGGCGCAGCGTCCGCGCCGACGTGGTGCCGAGCAGCCACATGTCGTCGTGGTTGTAGCGGGCCATCACGTCGGGCCAGCCGTCGCCCTTGGACCGGTTGAACGCCTTCGGGTCGATGAACTCCACGAAGCCGCCGAGGTTCTGGCTCGGCTTGTTGAACTTCGCCGCGTACCCGCCGATGGCGCGCTTCTCGGCGTCGGCCGCCCGCACCTCCACCTGGCTCGGGGTGAAGCGCCGCTCGGTGCTGTCGGTCATGCTGTCCTCCGTATCGGCGTCACTTCGCCAGGTGGTTGGTCCCGCTGGGGGGTCTTCGGTACGTCACTGGCTGGTGGCGGTGCTCCTGCTGGTGGTGCAGTCGGTGCCGCGCTGGCCACCGCGTACTTCTTCCCCTGCCCGTTCGGCAGGGGCGGCTCGTCCTCCTGTGCCCGGATCTCGTCAATGCTGGCCGCGCCCATGGTGACCCTGATCTGGTTCACGGACCAGCGCGTCATGAGGTCGGCTCGCACGAGCGCGTCCGAGTTGAAGCGTACGTACTGGCCGGCGGGGATGAGCGCGGTGAACGCGTGCTCCAAGATCACCAGCCACGGCCTCAGGGTGAACGTCACGAAGTTGATCTGCGTCTGCTCCACGTTCGCGTACGTGTTCGAGCTGCCCGACTCGCCGCCGATCCACTCGGGCTGCATGATCCCGTAGATGGCCGCGATGTCGTTGGCGGTGAACTTCATCGTGCTCAGGAACTGCGCCTCTTCGGCGGGCACCGAGATGGCGGTGTAGTCCCAGTCGCTGCCGTAGACGAGTGGACGCCGGCCCCGGATCGCGTTCGTGAGCCGGGTGCTGATGACCTCGGCCTCAGCGTTGGTCACGATCTTGGCGGTGTTCTTGAACGAGCCGGGAGGGAAGCCGCCGTTATCGAACCATCCGCGGGTGTAGTCCTTCGCGGACAACGCCACACCCATGGACTGCGCGAACGCGCCGATGGGGCTGAGCCCGACGCGCTGCCCAGGCTGCGAGAAGCGCGTGATGTGCACGATGTCCTCGCGCGGCACCTCCCGGCCGCGGACGAGCCACCCGCCTCGCTTGTTGGGTCGGTCGTCGGGCGCCACCTGCGAGGGGTCCAGCCACGACACGATGGTGGGGTACCCCCAGCCGTCGCGGTCCACGATCAGTCCGTACGCGTTCCCGCGCAGCGCCAGCGAGCTGATGCAGCCGTACAGCCACGGCACGAGCAGCCCCGACTCGCGCATGCTGTCGAACAGGGCGGGCAGCCGCGAGGTTGGCACCCGCTCGTCGCCGGCCTTGCGGTACGACGACAGCGGCAGGGTGGCGATGTTGTCCGCGAGCAGCCGCACCGCCGAGTAGACCGGGCCGAGCGTCAGCGCCTTGCCCGGCGAGATGGGCGGCGCGGTGTCGCTCGGCATGTAGTTGAACGGGATGGAGTCGCCCCACAGGTCGCCCGAGGTGATCGTCCGCGCCTCTTCGCGGCTGGGCAGCCCCAGCGCCTCACGGAACCAGCCCATTACCGGCGCTCGGTCCCAGTTGGCCCTGGCCGTAGCTCGTACGACGCCCCAGGCTGCGGAACATCGCGGCGCAGCACGCCGTCACCCGCGGCGGCGTGAGGGCAGTCGGTGCGGTGGTTCTGCGCGGGCGAGGTCCCGCACTCCTGGCAGCGGCCGTGCTCGTCGCGCAGCACGTCGGTGGTTCCCTGCACGGCTACTCCCTTGATCGGCTCGGGCACCTCAGCGAAGCCGGCGAGCCGCAGCAGCTGGTGGATCGCCTCGGTGGTGACGTGCACCACGCCCGGCGAGTCCTCCACCACCTGCAGCAGCCTGCCGTCCCGCACCCACGTCGTCACAGCGTGCCGCCGCGCAGCGAGGTGTCCAGGCTGTCCCGCAAATCGTCGGTCCAGCCGCTCTCGCGGACCCGCACCACGTCGGCCTCGGTCAGTACCACCCCGCGCAGCGCGTTCGGGTGGGTGGCCACGCTGTACTGCCGCCGAGGGATGCCGAGCTCCGCCGCCTCGCCGTCAGCCTCAGCCACGGTGGGAGCAACGATCACGACCCGACGGTCAGACACGACTGCCTCTTCCAACGACGAACGGAGGTGGTGGCCCTTATGTTAGGCCACCACCTCCGCGGTGCGTGCTCATCAGGCGCTCGGCACTTCCCTGCTAGCCGGGGGCGGGGCGAGCCGAGCTCAGGCCACATTCGCCACTGACGCCATGTTAGGCGCTTTGCTGCTGTACCTCCGCGTCCAGCAGCGCGCTGTACTCCTGCAGGTGCCCGTACTGGCGACGCAGCCCGGCGATGGCTCGCTGGAACTCGCGCAGCACAATCGCGCGCGTGAACTCGTCGGTCAGCGCCTCTTCTGTGGGCACGTACTCGTGCGGGCGGCCCGGCGCACGCGGTGCCACGAACGCGCGGGCACTCTTCGCCTCACCGTCCGAGCCGTGCGCGTACACCACCCGCACCGACCGGATGAGGTCGGCAGCTTGCGACTCTCGGTAGGCCGCACCCGCCTTGCTGTCGTCCCACTCGAAACGCTCGTGCAGCGGGTGGTCCGGGGGCGCGGCCACCTGCACCACCAGCTCTGGCGTCAATCGCTCGTGCTGCTGATAGATCGTCTGCAGCTCTGACCGTAAATCCATCGTTCCTCCTGGCTGTAGTTCCCTTACCTGCCTGATCCGGACTTACCCTGCCTG